GTGGTTGGTTCGTATAATAAAAAAATTACAGTAGACACACCAACACCGAATAAAGTATTTAATTATACGGTACAGTGGATGGAAACCGCAGAAGCAATGACCCGTATTTCGTCTGTATGCGAGTTCCTACGGGATTCATTAACGAAACCTATCTTGTACACCTACGATGCGTTATTGTTGGACCTACACCGTTCTGAGACATCTCTGCTACCTCGTATCAAGCATCTGATGGAGATGGATGTTTATCCAACCCGTATGTATAAAGGTAAAAATTATAATGAATTGATTTCTATGTAAATCCAAGTTTCTAACTCATTTTATATATTTATTACTAGGTTATTTACCTCTAATGAGTTGCATATGAGCTTAGACACGCAATTATTATGTACTTTTTGTGCAAAGGGTGAGATAGACACCACCGTAGAAGAAATTAAAAAAGTATATAAACTAGCATTTAATTCTGTATATGTGTTGAATAATGCAGCTGATGACAATCAAGTTATTTTGACTTATAATATTGATGTAAGTCACAATTCCGCAGAATCGTCAGTTCCATCGACCATATCGGTACATAGAAAAAAACAAACCAATACTATTTATACAATCAACGCAATTAATAAATTGATTGAAGAAAAAAATAATGGTATATTAGATAAATCATATAAAATTGATTGGACCGAGTTACAAAACACGGTATTAGTTACCGCATATGGTCGTTTAAAAAAAGTAAATACAAAAATTTCTCATATAATAAATCTAAACACTTGACAAATAAAGGTACCCCCATTACCTTAAATCATGGGGAATATTAAACCCAATAAACTCTAAACGCTAAGGAGAAAAACTATGCCATTGGATTTCAATGCACTAAAAGCTAAACTGAATACATTTACTAAGCAGAATGACCGTAGTGACGCAATTTGGAAGCCCACCGAAGGTAAGACAACAATTCGTATCGTTCCGTGGAAGGGAAATCGTGATAATCCATTTATTGAACTATATTTTCACTACCTTGGAAATAAGACCTATATCTCACCGTTGTCGTTTGGTCGTCGTGATCCCATCGCAGAATTCGCAGACAAGTTAGTTGAAGACGCACGCCGTGACGGTCGTGACGCGGAAAAGATTGCATGGAAGCAAGCTAATACTTTTCGTCCAAAGCTCCGTACATACATTCCTATCATCGTTCGTGGTGAGGAAAGCAAGGGTGTACGATTCCTATCATTTGGTAAGACGGTATATCAGGATCTTCTTTCGTATATCGCTGATCCTGACTACGGAGATATTACCGATCCAACGATAGGTCGTGATGTTGTGGTTGAGTATATCCCACAAGAAAAGTCCGACACGAACTTTGCAAAGACATCGGTAAAGATTAAACCGAACCAGACACCAGTTGTTGGTGATGTTGATTTGGCAAAGAAGTTGCAGGAAGAACAGCCAGATATTATGACGATGTACAAGGAACCGTCATACGAAGAACTTCGTGTAGTTCTTGAGAAGTATCTTGATCCCGAAATGACTGACCCTGTTGCCAAGGGTACTCCTGAGGTAAAGAGTGTTTCTGTGACCACATTGGATGTACGGACAGAAATTTCCGAATCGTCGGTGGTAAAAAACGCATTGGATGAATTTGACAAACTGTTCGATAATTGATCCACATGTTAATCGAAAAGAAAACAAAGAAACCAGTTCCGTCCGCTGATCGTGACGAACTGGCACAGATCATCGCGGATTCATTAAATAAATTAAATAAAGATTCGGAACAGATAGCGTACTTTCTTGATGGGAAAGAAGGAACGCCCACAGATTTTACGGATTTTATTTCTACTGGTGCAACCATGTTGGACATTGCTGTAAGTAATCGTCCCTACGGAGGTATTGCGGTAGGACGAATCACAGAACTAACCGGACTTGAAGGATCGGGTAAATCTCTTGTTGGTGCGCAGTTAATCGCAAACACACAAAAGCGTGGTGGCGTAGCTGTACTCATCGATACCGAAACGGCAGTCAATCCCGAGTTCTTTAAGGCAGTTGGTATCAATATGAATAAACTGGTATATGTTCATATTTCCACCGTTGAAGATATTTTCGACGCGATCACCAATATTATTGAAAAGGTTCGTACTGGAAAAGACAAGGAAAAATTGGTTACTATCATCGTTGATTCCGTTGCCGCAGCATCAACCAAGAAAGAAATGGAAGCGGACTTTGGAAAAGACGGATACGCTACTGATAAGGCTATTATTATTAGTAAGGCAATGCGAAAGATCACAGGTCTTCTTGGCCGTGAACGAATCGCACTGGTGTTTACGAATCAACTTCGACAGAAGATGAACGCACCAGCGTTCAGTGACCCATGGACGACTTCCGGTGGTAAGGCAATTGCATTCCACGCATCAACCCGAATTCGTTTGTCAGTAATTGGTAAAATAAATGATTCAAATAAAAATGTGGTTGGTGTCAAGGTTAAAGCAGTAGTAGTGAAGAATCGTTTGGGGCCACCGCATCGTATTGCTGAGTTTGATATTTACTTTGACCGTGGTATTGATGATTACGGTAGTTGGTTAGATGTACTAAAGAATAACGGATTGGTCAAACAATCTGGTGCTTGGTATACATTAGTAGATGAAAGTACTGGTGAAGAAATTAAGTTCCAATCTAAAGATTTTCCAAAAATTTTGGAAGAAGATCTTCCACGAAAGGAAGCAATTTATCAAAAGATTTGTGACGAACTAATCATGAAGTACAAATCTGAATATAATCCCGATGCAATGGTATTGGATGTTGATAGTAGTCAAAAAGAACTTTTACTAGATTAATATATGATGGAAGAATTCGTTTCTATTGCCTTGGACGCATTTACTAATGCAAATGGTGATATCGATAAATTTGAGTTGTACTTGCGTAGAAATGTAATGTCTATGCAAGTACAAGCACCAACTACGAGTAACACATTACCATCAACTGAGCAACTTGATATGACACCAGAGATGGCTGAAGAATTGGCGCAGTTGGACTTAGATAATATGAGTGATGATGATATTATAGAATATGCTCGTAAATTTGGGTTATCTATATAATTTATGAGTGATTTAACTAAGTTATTTAAAGAAATGCAATTTGCGAATGTTCAGCAGGAGGGCATGACTTATAATGGTCGTGTCCTCTTGGTGGACGCATTGAATACTTTTGTGCGTAGCTACGCAGCAATTCCTACACTGAACGACAACGGTAATCATGTCGGTGGAATGACGGGATTTCTACGAAGTATTGGTTCGGTAATCCGTGATTTTAAACCAACACGAGTTGTTGTGGTATTCGATGGAAAAGGTGGTTCTCAACGCCGCCGTAAAATTTATCCTGATTATAAGTCAAATCGGAAACCCCCGACACGATTAAATCGTCAGTATGATATGACAACGGAACAACAAGAAGTTGAAAATATGAAGTATCAATTGGTTTCGTTAATCGAAATGTTAGAGTGTTTGCCTCTTACAGTGTTTACAATGGATAATATCGAAGCAGATGATGTTATCGCATACGCATCGGAATTAATCACCGCACAGGGTGGACAATCAATTATCTATTCAACGGATAAAGATTTTTTGCAAATGATTACCGATAGTGTAAAAGTATATAGTCCCATAAAGAAAAAAACCTATGACATTAATACCGTGGTGGACGAATATGGAGTACATCCCAATAATTTTGTTTTTTATCGTTCACTTATGGGTGATAAAAGTGACAATATCGGGGGAATCAAAGGTGCGGGAGAAAAAACCCTCCTCAAATATATCCCTGAATTGTCAGAGTCATCAGTACTAATTGATACAAACTTTATTGCTCAAAAATACCAAGATGTTAAGAAGAAACCAAAGTTAGTCGAAAACATTTTAGAAAATGAAGATGTAGTAGAACGCAATTTGGAATTAATGCAGTTACGAGATGTTAATATTTCCACAGACTCTAAAATGAAAATTGTCCATAAGTTAGATACTGTAAAAGCAGATTTACGCAAGATGGACTTGACAAAGTTAATGATTCGTAGTAAGATACTAAGTAACTTCCCAAATTATGACATTTGGTTAACTACGACATTTGCACCACTAACGAGGTTTATAAATGGTTCCGATAGTAGCAAATCCTAATTATGATAGTAATGTAGATAATCTTTCCAAATATGGAATTGAGTTTCAAACAAAAGTTTTAGCATCAATTATATCAGCTCCTGAGTTTTTGGAGCAATCGTTTGATGTTATTAATCCATATTTCTTTGATAGTGATGCCGGACGATGGGTAGCGAAGAAAGTATTAACCTACTACAACGAATACCGTACCCTCCCGACATTAGAATACTTTAAGATTGAAATGACCAGTGAAACCGACGATGCAATTCGTGCCGGTATTGTTGAACTATTGCGTAAAGTTCTCACGAAAGTAAAAGATACAGATTTGAATTATGTTCGTGATCGATTTCTTGATTTTGCGAGAAACCAATCATTGAAATCCGCTATTATTAAATCTGTTGATCTTCTACAAGAAGGAAAATATGATTCAATTAAAACCCTTGTTGATCACGCACTTCGTAGTGGACAACCAAAACATGTTGGTCACCGATGGAATGAAGATGTAGATATTCGTCTTACACATGTATGTCGTGACACTGTTACTACTGGATGGGGTGTCATTGATACCATTACTGATGGCGGATTGGCCGGTGGTGAATTGGGTGTTATCGCAGCACCGTCTGGTATTGGTAAGAGTTGGGCGCTTGCCACAATTGGTGCAAACGCACTTCGTAAGGGAAAAAATGTTGCTCACTACACATTGGAATTGAATGAAAATTATGTGGGAATCCGGTATGATACAATCTTCACAGGTATTGAACCCGGAAAAATTCCAAATAATATCGATTTAGTAAAAAGTGTTGTAGATAATATTCCTGGTAAGTTGATTATTCGGTACTATCCGGCGAAAAGTGCTACTTG